TGGTGTGACCGATTACATGAAATTCACGAAACGGAAATCGAACTCGCTCAGATGGTGGCGTTATCAAAATACCTAAACGACGAAGGTCTTCAATTGCCTTTAACTGTTCATCCATAATTCTTCCTTTTTCATTAAAAAACCTAACACTACGTTCCAGCGGATTCGCTACGCTCACCGCTTAACTCTGCGTTAGCCGTCAGGGTGAAATTGACCGTGTTGAACCACTCTTCGGGGAATTCGCGCAAGTACAGCGTCGTTGAAAATCCGCTAATCTCCGTTTCCTCAACCGTGAATTCGGCTCCCACTTTTAGACCTAGCCGCCCGAGCCTGTCCTTGTCCACCTGTTCTCCGTTGTTCGGGAACGCAAACACCACCTTCGTTCCTTCCGGTGCGTCAATCGGCATGCACTTCATTTCTTCATAGGTTTTTACCATGTTTTACTCTCCTTCATTTTGTGTGTAGTTTACACAATAAAATATAACTGTCAATCAAAAACTATCCCATCAAATCCTAAATTGCGCGGTTTTTTGTTTTCTTGCTTCATGTACTCATCTTCAATCTGTTTCGACTTTGCGGTTAAATAAGCGTCAACTTTATAAAGCCATTTCGCTGGCATTATTTTCCCTTTTTCGTCCAAATCAGTCTTTTTAGGCATCAGTTCAGGGTAATGCTGTTTGAGTATAGGTTTGTAATAGTGCCAAGGAAAGGCTATACGACCCACCATTGCTTTTCTAATGTCTGCCGATAGTTCCACCACATCCTTGCCATCTTCTTGCATCCAGCGCGTTATAGCCATGCTTGCGTATGGTGCGCGTCCAAAGTGGCAATTACAGTACCAATGCTGGCCGTCAATGCTATTTCCTGCCGGGGCATCGCAATTGTGTGCGTTGCATCCGGTTGACTTTGGCTCGTCCTGTTCTTTTTTAACGGTCAATTCCTTAAACTTTTTCATCTGTGATATTTCCCTTCTAAAACCTTAGCAAAGTTATTTGGCCTCATCAGCCATTCAAAATCAGCCCGGAACGGAACTTTCCCATTCCTGCCATCAGCGCTACCAATCAAAAACTTAGATTCAGCCACTTTCAAAAAATACGATTCAAAAAACTCAAGACCTTCGCTTTCCGTTTCCCAACTATCAGCCTGGCAGACTTCCCGCCATCGGCTTGCAGCATAAGCCTGTCGGGTTTTTGTCATTACCGCCACTTGTGGGCAGGTTGGCAGCGCTTTGTGGTACAGATCAACTAACTTTTCAACAGGGCATCTTAAAGGTGCATCGCGTGAGCGATCACTAAGATACGTAGTATCTTTATCTTTTATATTGGTTATTGGTTTATGGTTAGTGGTTAGGTGGAGGTTCGTGTCTTGTTCGTTCACGGTTCGTTCACGGTTCGTTCGTCTTTTTTCTTCGCGCTCTTTTGCTATTCTTGCGTTAGTGCTTGAATTTTCGTGATATTTATCAATTTCATCCTGTATTCTTGACTGAAAATACACACCGTTGTTTTCTGTAAAGAATTTTTCTAAAACAAACCGGACTGCCTCTTTTTCTTGGTCAGTTCTAGCCCAACACCAGTCATAAGCCTGTTCGATTGTCGGGAATTGTTCACGGTCATAGCACGCATCCATCAGAAGCGTGTACGCTCCGTGCTCAAGCATGGAAAGCCTTCCAGCTTTTTTGTGGTAATCCCCGATGTTTCTTTTGAAGTAATGCATACAATCCTCTTTGGTGGACGATCCCGTGTGGAAATTACCGGGAGCATTCGACTCGGTGGAGTCATTGAGGCGGCATCGAGACCGTCCCCAAAGAGAACTGTATCAATGCTCCATTTACGCTTTCCACGGCGCAATTAGATTTTATACGACTTTTTCAAAAACTCAATACCTGCTTTGGTAATCGCCCACACTCGTGACGGTCGTCCTTTTTTGCTCAGTCTTGTCTCAGTCGTAACTCTGACAAGTTTTGTCATCTCTGGCAGTCGTCTGCTTATCTGGTACTTGTCTAACCAGCAATAATCTGCTATTTCGTCAGCCGTTTTGTTTTTCATGTCGGCTAATGCCAGCAAAATAGCTCGATAATGACGAGGCGCAAAGTTTGCCGCATTCTCGCCAGCCAGCTTACTTGTTGCCGGGTCTGTCTTTCTTGCTCTCATTTTCATCTCCTATAAAAGAATCACAGCCTTTGTCGGGAATTAAAAACGCTTCAAAGTCGCGCACTAATTGATACCCAGGTCGCCAAGGTGAAGTGAACCGCAAGCATTTATTACGCTGTTCGCACTTTTTAGCCTCGCATCTTGCCATGTCATAAGGTAATGTCATATTTGACCTTTGCACGGCCATGTAGCGCCAAACACTGCTATAACTATGACATATCCGTCTAAGTGCCGATATTTTGGGTCTATCTTTAGGTAGTTATGCACAACATCACGCGCTTGTCCGAAAGTAACTCCATCGGGTGAACAATGGGCAGTTCCGCGTGTAAACTGAAAAATGCCCGTTATGTACCCCAAAGCATGACTTTTGAGCATATATTCACTGCTTTCAATGTTGTCCAGGAGTGTGTTTCCTGTCACTTGTGCGCTTGCGGTAGAGGCGGCAAACAGTAGGGCGGCTAATAACTTTTTCATGCTTTCTCCTTAATAGTTTCAATCAATAAACGTATTCCATTTGAACTGTCTAACGGTCGCTTGCCGTTTTCTTTTAAGTATTTCCTTCCCTGCTCGTCAATCCATAGTTTTCCTGCTTGACGTATATTTACTGTTTTAGCAACGTTCAGGCGTTGTAGTGTTCCAGTGTGCGTGTACATTAAATCACCTTTATCAGTTCACGTTCAAAAAGTTGAGCTATGGTCTTTCGGTGTGCTTCTTCCCATAAAAATTGTTTTTGGTGCTTGGTTAGTGCGTTTCCCTGGTCAATATCAGCATGACACCTGAAACACAAAGCCGCTACCCTGTAATCATGCGCCTTTATCCCCCTTCCTTTTCCGTCTCTGAGTTGGTTCGAGTGTGCCGCTACGACCGTGCCATCGTCCGCACCGCAATTTTGGCATGGGAAATCTCTACATGCTCTTAAAAGTTTTTCGTTTCTGTACATTGCATTGCCTTCCATGCTTTTATGTATTCAATCAAATCTGTCATCTGCGACTTACTCAGGGTACTAGTACGCTGATACAAAACATCCATGCCCTGACCGTCCACGGCTTGAACATACAAAACCCCGCCTTGTTGAGTAGCACGCATCCATGCCGCTGTAAGTAGTCGCTTCCATTGCTCTACCTCCAGCGTCATGTTGCACCATTTTTTATTTGCTGCCAGCTCCTGCAATTCAGCGTGTAAAAGCGCATTCTGTTCAAGGTTGCGGGTTGGCTCAGTTACCCGCACCACCCAGCCATCGGGCGCTTGCCTGATAGCTTGAATGGCGTTTTCGCGGGCGGCTTGGTGAACTAGCCTGAACATCACGGCACAATCTCCGTCGCCATTTTCTTGGCTGCTATTATTTTCTTAATAGCGCTACGTTTCCCGCTGCTTACTTTTGACGATAAAGCCGCCATCTGGTCAGTGTCTAGCATTTGCTTGGCTTTTGTGTATGCGTCGAATGTTGCCTGGTCGGTTTCAGCGCCCTCAATTTTCATCGCAAAGTCCAGAATAAGGGCGCGTTCTTGTTCGTCACACTTGTCAAAATAGTCCATACCACCTACGTTAGCGGGTATTCGCAAGCGCCCGTTTTTGTATGGAAATTCAGCGGGTGTCAGTTTGCTTGCAGCGTTGCCATCGTCATCTTCTGGCGCAATGCCACACACTGCCATCAAACTATAACGTCGCGCATACGTTAAAGCCGAGCCGTACCCCTGCGGGTCTTGCTTGCTTGCTGGTACGCGCAAAATCCCGCCGCTGATCTGTTCACCGCTTTCGTGCATTAGTATTGTTTCCACGGCTACGCCAGATTCGCACTCGTGCGTTTTTTGCATCAAAGCGAAGCCGTTTTTGTGTAAGCTGTCGATTACAGCCTCGACGCAGGCGCTCAAATCAGCGTAACGGCTGCGAAAATGCGGGTTTGTGCTGGTTTTCAGTGCTGCGCCGAATCCTGCCTGGGCGCGTACAAATGCGGCTGATGCTTTCATGTCTAAATACTCCCGTTCTTTCATCACTGTTTCTAAAAATTCTTGTTGGCTCATTTACAGAACGCCTTTAGAAATGGTAGGCGGAACCTGTTTTGGTTTTAACTCAACTTTTTTATATGTAGGCTGTATGGCTAGAATATCCAGTTCCAAATGGTTTACTATTGCATCTATTACTTGATTTATTGGTATTGGTTGAGACATTAAGTAGTAACCTTTTGTCGGATATATAGATACGTTACTTTCTAGTGCATCTAACCGTTTTTTTAATTCAGCTATTTCTTTATTACTAAACATTTCATTTCTCCTTGTAAAACTATAATTATACACACTTAATCTATTAAATCAACCTGCCCCTTAATATATTTTTTTCGGTGTAGCTCCCAACGCACAATTGTTAGCTGTTGCGAAATAATCCTCCGCTGTCTTTCTAGGTCGTCTATGGTGGCTTGCAGCGCGTCGAGTTCAGCCTG